GTACTACTTATGCAAAAGCAATTCATTATGAAGGATCAGACGGTAAACCTGTTATATTTAGAGCATCTCAAGGTAAAGGTGAGAAAATAGGTATGGGTAAAGCAGATCCTGCTTATACAAAAGCTACCCATGAAAAGACAGGATATGCTACAGTAGATGGTGTTGTAAAAGATTTAGACGTAGAAGAGATACGTGATAAAGCAGCTAAGTTCTTAGAAGATCCTGAGTGGACACAGGTAGGGTTTGACCCTCGTAGACAGGGCGGCTTTTACGTAAGATCAGGTGAAAATAAACACGTACCTATACGTGAAGCTGATGAAGTAATACAGATAGGTCCATTAGTTTTAGCTAAGAATGCTAAGCTTGACATGGAACACACAGGATACAATGAAGGTGGAGTCGTAGATAGTATGGATAAAGAAATGAACGACATGCTGCTTAAAGAGCAAGTAGACCCTGTAAGTGGTAACACTGCTCCTGTAGGTGCTTTACCTTCTGAGGTACGTGATGATATTGACATTCGTGTCAGTGAAGGTGAGTTTGTAGTAAATGCACAAACGGTTAGATACTTTGGAGAGGAATTTTTTAATGAGTTACAAGAAGCTGCTGAACAAGGTTTTGAACGGATTAAAGAAGGTGATGAGTTACCTTTCAGAGATGATGAACTGGATGTTGATGAAACTGAGGATCAGGAAGTAGAACCAGAAGGCTTTGCCTATGGCGGTGCTGTAAAGGGCTACGCTGAAGGTGACAGAGTAGTCCCTGAAGCTGTAGGTGGTGGCTATGGTGCTTACGGTGGTACAGGTGCTACATTTAGTGGCTTTCAATCTAAGTCTTTTATTAATGATGAGACAGGACAAAAGATGCTTGTCTTTTTCTTTAATGGTAGGCCTTTAAAAAGAATACCTTCTGGTTTTCGTGAGATGGGCGCAACTCCTGTAGAGGAACAAGCAGCGGTACAAACACAAGCAGAGAGTGTGTCTAGGGATGACGGTAATGAATATGCTGAAGGTGTACTAGAAGAAATAAAAGAAAGTGGTAGTGATTGGAGAACTAAAGACCCCTCTAACTATAGTATTAATGATTTTGCTAAATATGCGGATAGCTATAAAGGTAAGGAAAACCCTCTGGAATTAGACACTACAGAAAAACTTATTACTAATATTATAGGCGGTCCTATAGGCCTATTACAAAATTTATCTGGTGGAGAGAATGCGGTAGAATCTCTTATTAAAAAACAAAAAACGGATCATGCAAAAAAAGTAAATACAGCAGTAAATAATATATTAAGGACAGGTGAAATAGACAACACTCCTATAACAGGGGGTGATAACAATATTTTATTTGGCGCTCAATTTGAGGCTAATAGAATTGATGCTACTGCTAATCCCTTTGGTCAGACCGTAGGCACACCCTTGGATGAACAGTCGTACTTTAAAAGCGATACCCCAGAATCAATTAGATATACTGTTACACCTGGTTACGATACTAAAGTTTACGGTGCTTCAAACTTTGGGATTTCTGGAACAGAGATTAAAGTTCCAGAAGACATTACAAAGTCAAAAGAATCTGACATACTTAAAGAACAGACTATTACTGCTATGAGTGATATAGATCTTGCTAAACTAGCTACCCCTCTTGGTTTTGATATGGATGGTGACGGAGAGTCTGATTTATTTGCACCAGAAGAAGAAGAAGTAAAACCTGTTAAACAGGGTAAGTACGATCCTACATCAACGTCAGCAGCAGGAGGCTATACTAATAATACACTAACCAAAAAAGAACAGGATGCTTTTGACCATGCTGTAGACAGTGATAATTCTGCTTCTGCAAATCACTACGTAGCTATAAACAGATTACGAAATAAACAAGATACATACGCTGCAGGAAATATGACTCGTGCAGAAGGTGCTGCTATGGGTCTTTCTTCTAATGACATGGATCAGGCAGATAAGTATGGTGGCAGTGTTAAAACAGCTATCGCAACAGGTACTGCAGTTAATCAAGGTATAGGTAAACCCGCCAGAGTAGTAACAGATGATTCACCTGCAGGTTCTGATGAGGGAGATAAAGATGCTGATAGTTGCGTAATCGCTACTCATGGTATTTCTACGGGTGGTTTTAGTTTCATGGATAAAGCTAAAGCTGAACTCTGGTGTGAACGAACATATCATGGTAAGTGGTATGGTGAGGCATTCAGACGTGGTTACCGTCATGCAGGTAATAAAGCAATAGAAAAAGGTAAAGCAGCAGACCACTACAAAGAGTTTAAAGATTTTGTGTCCTATGGTAGAGGACTCAAGAAAGGCTTGAAGCCAGCAATAAACTACTACTTACGTACAACCCAGTTTTTCTTGACAGGTTTGTTTGTAAAATAACTATAAGGCTACCCAGCTTCGGCTGGCCCCAACATAAAGGAAACAACTATGCCTGAACTAGCAGAAGTAGAAACTAAAAAGACAGCAGGTCTTGTAAACCCAAATAGACCCACCCCTCTAGAAGATAAGATTAAGAAAGAGGAAGAAGAGCTAGAAGCTTTAATGAAATCTCGCACTGAAGAAGTCGAGCAAAAAGTAGAAGAACCAGAAGCTAAGCCTGAGAAAGAAGAACTATCAGGTGAAGAGCGTACATATAAGAAACGCTACAGTGATTTACGCAGCCATCTTAACAAGCAAGCAGAAGAGTTAAAAGAACTCAAATCACAGCTTGAGAATGCTCAGAAGACAGGCAAGGTACGTGCTCCTACTTCAGATGAAAGCATTGATGCCTGGGCTAAGAAGTACCCTGAGATTGCTGGCATTGTAGAAACAATTGCTGAAAAGAAAGCTCAAGAAAAGTTTAAGTATGCTGATGAACGTCTGCAGCAGATTGACAAGATCAACGCAGATGCCCAGCGCACCAAAGCAGAGAATGAAATCCGTGCTATGCATGGAGATTTTGATGATCTACGTGGGAGTGATGCCTTCCATGATTGGGCAGCAGAACAACCTAAGTGGGTGCAGGATGCACTCTATGAGAATCAAGACGATCCACAATCAGTGATCCGTGTTATTGATCTATTCAAAGTAGATAAAGGTATGGACACTAAAGGAAGACGGCAAAACTCTAAGGATGCTGCTTCTCAAGTAAGAACTAAACGTACCACTAAACCAGACAATGACAATCCTGCAGGACATTTGCGTGAGTCTGAAGTTCAACGCATGAGTACACAAGAGTACGAAAGCAAGTCAGACGAAATCATGGAAGCTATCCGTAGCGGTAAGTTTATTTATGATGTTTCTGGTGGAGCACGTTAATTAAGTATTGACAATACACAAACGATATGTTATAACTGTGTATGTTAACAAAAGCATAAGTATGCCCTGATAGACGTTTCAGCTACCCTGCTTATGCTTTTACCCCTAAGCGAAGACAAATAAGTTAAGACCTACCTGATCAAGTATAGGCCCGTCTTACATATTACAAGGCCATGTGTATGTGAGTCGCACCCTAAAAAGATTAGCCTCTTACCTGATGTTAATGCTTATAACTTTAATAAGCCTAACTATCTATGGAGGATTATATCATGGCTTTCGCAACAGCGTCAGGATATGGTAATCTACCCAACGGTAACTTTAGCCCAGTAATCTACAGTAAACAGGTACAACTTGCTTTTCGCAAGGCCTCAATTGTAGAAGCAATCACTAACTCTGATTATTTTGGAGAGATTGCTAACATGGGTGATTCCGTTAAGATTATCAAAGAACCTGAAATCACAGTGAAGTCGTATGCCCGTGGCACGACTATCACACCACAAGACCTTGACGATGAGGAATTTTCATTAAACGTTGACAAAGCGAACTATTTTGCTTTTAAGGTTGACGATATTGAGGAAAGTCACTCCCACGTCAATTTTCAAAGCCTTGCAAGTGACCGTGCAGCTTATCGTTTGGCTGACCAGTTTGACCAAGATGTTCTTGGTTATATGGCTGGCTTCAAGCAATCAGCTATTCACGGCAAACCCAATGCTGCGAACACAACTGTAAACGGCACTAAAGCTGTTTCAACTGCTGGTTCTGACGAACTGTTAACAAGCATGAAGCTAGACGCTTCTGACTTTAACAGTGGTTCAGCAGGTAACTCAATCGTAGTTAAGCCCCGTACAGGTGCTGACGCATTGAACACTACCACAGCTAACGCTACACCTATGCAAGTTATCGCACGGATGTCACGTAAGCTGGATCAACAAAACGTTGACACTAACGGAAGATGGCTGGTTTTAGACCCGGTATTCGCAGAGTTGCTTAAAGACGAAGATTCACGTCTTTTGAATGCTGACTTCGGTGGATCAGGGTTGCAGAATGGCTTGATCTTCAACAACATTCACGGCTTCAAAGTCTATATGTCTAACAACCTTCCTGAAGTAGGTAACGGTCCAACCTCTACCACATCTACAGGTTCTGCTCACTACGGTGTGTTGGTTGCTGGTCATTCGTCTGCAGCAGCAACTGCTGAGCAGATTAACAAGACTGAGACTTACCGTGATCCAGATTCATTTGCTGACATTGTACGTGGTATGCACCTTTACGGGCGCAAAATTCTACGTCCAGAAGCGTTGGTTAATGCAATCTACACATCTGGTCTATAAGGGGGGAATGAGATATGGCACTTGGTGATAATACTCTTGCTTCCGCTCGTGGCGTTTCGCAGCGAGGACGCAACCCTTACATGGTTCAAACTACCTTAAATTGGGCAACAGCGTTGTCTGACAAAGGCTCTGCTCTTGCAGCGGCTGATGTCATTCCTGTAATTGCTGTACCTAAAGGTACTATGGTCCTGAACGCAGGTATTGAAGTTGATACTGCTACTGACGGTTCTACTTTTACAGTAGACTTAGGTATGGTTGACGCTGATGTATTCGTTGATGGATTTGATGCTACATCTGCAGCAGCAGTAGTAGCGCAGAACCCTGCAGCATATCAGCCTGTAATGGCTGTTGCTGATGACAACATTGACGTAACTATTGCTTCACTTTCAGGTGGGGCTGTTAGTTCAGGTAAGTTCCGTGTATGGGCTGTCTTGATGGATTGCACAGACATTGGTGATCTGTCTGCTAATGAAGTAGACCGTGATACACTTGCGTAACTAAACTTTAGGGGCTGCTTTCGGGTGGCCCCTTTCGCACACCTTAGGAAAACAGATGTCAACATACGTACAGCTTACAAACGAATTACTTAGACGTTTGAATGAAGTCCCTCTGGATACAGCAGGTGATGGCTTTACTACAGTGCGTAACGTTCAGGCTGCAGCTAAAGATGCTGTGAATAGTAGCTTACGTGAGATATACCAGAATGGTCAAGAGTGGCCTTTCCTAAAGAATACGTACACGCAGACACTAACTGCAGGTACACGTCAATACAGTTTCCCTGCTGACTACTCTACCGTAGACTGGGAAACATTTTATTTAAAGAAGCATTCAACACAAGAGAATCAACCTCGTGTTTTAAAGCCTTTGACTTATGAAGATTACACTGCTAACCACCGTCCTAAAGATGATGAGGGTGATCAGACAAACGGTATGACAGCACCTGAGCATGTATATCAAACATTTGGTGATGCCTTTGGTGTAACACCTATTCCAGATTCAGACTACGAAGTAGAGTATACCTATTGGAGTATTCCTTCTACGTTAACAGAGTACAACGATACTTGTGTAATACCTGAGCGTTTCAACCACGTTATCTTAGATGGCGCTATGGCTTACATGATGCAGTTCAGAAGTAATGCACAGTCTGCTGGTATGCACCAACAAAAGTTTGACTTTGGTATACGCAGTATGAAACGCATTCTATTTGATGATGAGATATATTTAAGGTCTACTGTAATTGAAAGACCTCGTTAATGGATGACCTAAGAACTAATATTACAGTTTGCAGTGGTGGTCTTATAACTAACGTTGACCCTCTAACACATGCAAACGCCTTGAGTGGTAGTGCTTTACGCATGATTAACTACGAGCCTTCCTTATCGGGTGGCTATCGTCGTATTAGCGGGTATCAAAACGATTACGGTACTGTACCTGGCACAGGCGCTGTATTGGGTGTAGAAGTAAACGGTAACCTACACGATGGTATTTTTGCTTGCAGAAGACCTACTTCAGGTAATAACTATTTACATAAGTGGAATAATAGTACTTCATCGTGGGACGCTGTAACTGCTTCTGGTTCTCCTACTATGGTAGGTGTAGATCGTGTACGCTTTTCAAGCTATAACTGGTCAACAGAAGTTTTACTTTTGACAGACGGTATTAACCCTGCAGCTACATATGATGGTACTACTTATACTCAGATCACACACGCTAATGCTCCTACAGATCCTAAGTTTTCAGAAGAGTTTGCATCACATATATTTCTAGCAGGTGATCCATCAGAACCGTTTAACTTATTTTTTAGCGCTCCCCTTAATGCTACTGACTTTGACCCTGCTAACGGTGCAGGTGTTATTAATGTAGGTTTTAAGATTACAGCAATTAAAAAGTTTAGAGATAGTTTATTTATATTTGGTTCTAATAATATTAAAAAACTAATTGGTACAAACTCTGCAGACTTTTTATTGCAGAACGTTACTGCTAATCTAGGTTGTGTAGCACCTGACTCTGTCGTTGAATTTGGTGGTGACTTACTCTTCTTAGGACCAGATGGTATTAGACCTATATCAGGTACTGACCGTATTGGTGATGTTGAGCTTGCACCAGTATCTAAAGAGATTCAAGACATCTTTGACAACTACTACTTATCAGAAACTATTACAGATATTAGTATTGTTGTTATACGTAAGAAGTCTCAATTCAGGTTCTTCTTTAAGAATGATAGCTCTCTCTCTTTGATAGGCGCTATTCGTAAATCACAAAATAAACAAAGTATATTTGAATACAGTCAGCTTATTGGTATTGAAGCTAACTGTGTTGCTTCAGGTTACGTTGGTCAGTTTGAGCACGTAATACATGGAGACGGTGCAG